TGAGGATGGAATACAATTAGTGACGGGGCTGAGAGTCAACATGAAGAATAAGCTTATGCCATTCTATGATAGGATGATGTTGCGAAAAAGATACATCATCGAGACAATAAATGATATGCTAAAGAATACAGTGCAAATTGTACATTAGATCTGTAGGCAACTTTATCATGAATATCATTTCTGCTCTGGGGGCTTATTGTTTCTTTGACAACAAGCCGAAGGCACTGTCAGGATACTATAATCCGCAAAACGAAATGTTCGCGGAGCGCAAAACGAAATGATATTTTCGCAAAACGAAACGTATATGTTTTTAGTTCCCTCTAGGGATAAAAGAAAGCGGTTATAATAGCTTTGGAATTGCATTATAATCGCTTTCTTTTTACTTTTACTCTATGGGGGAGTTTTATCCCCCCCTTACATTGAGTGGTGGCTACCAAATTACTTACTAGATATTTCAGCTTTGGGGTATCGTGGCTTTTTCTATTACTTCATTCACCGCCACAATGACGGCTGGGATGAAGTTCTTCTCCACGAACTCCTTGATGGCGGAAACCTCCTCATCGGTGTAGTCGGTATCGTTGCTACCGTTCCACATCTTCGTGGAGAGTGCCACGTCCGCCAAGCCCCTTCTGCCAGTCTTGTAGATGGCGTTGGCGATTTCCTTTCTCAGTTCCATTGCGGTACGCTGCTCGCTATCCAAGGAGAGGCGCACCATTACATTGTCTAATTGTAGTTTCATAATTTATGTTGTTTTAAATATTCATTTGATATTATCCTTCCACTTTGCTTAGATGGCTGCTTCCCTATACCAGTTGACACGCCAGTGGTCTCCCAAAAATATAAATTCGGTTGTTTGGTTACATGCGCCGCTAACAAAAGATGTACGCCCATTTGTGTCAACCCCATTCCAGTACATCTTATAGCTGTTTGACTTTATCCAGAAGGCTTGTTTTCCTTCAGATCCTTGTATGAACTTGTAGTATTGTCCTCTCTGAGGATTGTCAGGGAGGGTGAGCGTGATGCCCGTAACAGGAACATATATCACGCAATCCAATTCCGTTAACTTCATACTGTAATTCGCTCTTCTGGTCATCGGTCTGAATCCCGCATACATTCCATTCTCTGCATATATCGCAAAATTACCATACACATTACTGCCCATGGCTCCGTTATACATGACGTTCTCATACTGATATTTGTCATCGCATCCTGTTACGGATATACGCAATCCTATTTTGGCGGTATCACCAGTAGTCATAGGGAAAGAATCTTGCACAAGTATGTTGCTCATCAATGAAGGCACTGAGTAAACCCAATCGTTACGACCCACCCAGATTAGCCTGTTCCTTTCCGATGTCCACTTTTTTGTTTGGGGCGAAAAAGTCCTACTGTACCCACGGAATACCATGTATTCGTTGTAAAGAGCAAACCCCGGCTCTTCGTCATCGTAACCTGTGAGGTATCGGAGACTGGATTCGTTAAGCGAAAAACTTCCAAGCGTAGCACTTTTAGACACCATGTGACCTTTATTCGTTACATAGAACGGAGAGTTTTTCGCCGTATCGGCTCCAACGAACAACGGAGCGTATGTATCGTCAATCTTGCATGCCTCTTCCTCAGTGTTACCAAAGTAGCCCACCTTATTCGCTCCGTCATTACTCTTCGCCCAAAGGTGCTTCACCTCGATTTGGTCAGCGTCAATGAGCGATGCGTTAATCTTGCCGCCAGTGAAGAGGGCGATGGTGGTGCCATTGTTGTCGCGGAAGATGGTGTTGTTGGCGGTGATGGTGATTTTGCCATTTGTGATGTCGATGCCTGTGGCGAGCAAGGCTTGCCTGTCCACCATGTCGGTGCGCTTCTCCGTCCAGTCGGTCATGGTGCAGCCGACTTCGAGCTTCGGTTTGGCTATCCATGCCTCGGATGATGTTCTCAGCAAAATCATCTGAGGTATGAAGTCGGTTCTAGACTTCGTGCGCCAATGCACCCAATACCTTTTCCATTGATTCGTGAGGGTAAAATATGTATTGCCATCATCGTATTCCGTCGAACTTCTGAAGTTTCCATTGCAATCCTCCATCACCATTTCTGCATTATTGTTATTGCGATATGCGTAAGCTGTCAGCGACGTTCCCTTAGCCCAAAAACTAAATATATAGTCGGTGTTAGGAGACAATGCGATAGGATCATTTGTGCCTTCACCAAACTGCGCTAGTTCTGCATGAGAGTTTGCTGGTGCCTTTGCATATGAGACGTTGATGTCTGGTTCATAGCCATTTTTTATGATAGTTCCGTCTAGATATGTCAGATTTCCTCCCAGAGAGAGGCTGGCAGTGTTGTCAAGCAAGTTTCCACCGATGTAGTCGTAGTCTTGTGGGGATGGTGTCCATCCGTTGTATGTGTCGCCTTCCTCCATCATAGGGCGGCAGAACCAAGCAGTGGCAGTAACGCCACTCTGTCTATGGGTTATGAAGAGGTTGACCTCGATGTAGGAATAAGGGGCATTGGTTGTGTCGATGGTGGTGGTAATCAGCGTCCACGTATTTACCTCCGTGAGATAATGATAGAAGCCGTTGGAAGGCACTGCACCCTTTCTTTCGTTTGAACCTGTTTTTTCGCCCGGCTGCCAAAGACATTCCAATGCGATATTCATATCCGTGCGGTCGCACTTCACCCAAGCTGAGATGGTATATTTCTTACCTGACTGTATTTTGATGTTTCTGACGCCAGCCGAACCGTTCCATCGCATGCCAGGATATTGGATAGTGTTGCCATCGTAGTAGCACTTCGCCTTGAAGCAGTTGGAGCCGCCTATGCCATCGCTTGTGAGGATGCCTTGGTCGCCATAGTATCCTACCGTGTATGTTCCGTCGAGCCAGTCGCCAACGAGTTCTGCTCCCCAACCTTCGCCCATTTTCCTCAGCGCACTTCCTGGCAGCATGTTCCTTCTGCCCATCGCCTTCTCGCTCACGGTGAGGGAGATCTGGCGGGCGGTCTGCTCTATCTTCGAGGTGTAGTTGGTGAGGATGGAGGGTGAGGAGGTCTTGAGGTCGGCGGCGAGGCGGTCGTAGTTGTCCGATAGCGTGTTGTGCTTGCCGCTGAGTTCCGACATCTCGTTGGAGAACTTCTCGGTGGTGAGAATGAGTTGACCAGTGAACTTCGAGACGTTCACCTCGAAGGGGACATGAAACTTGTATGCTTTGTTGTTATAGGCGAACGAACCTGTGGCATAGCCGGAAGTAACGGAAACAACGCCTTTTGAATGATCGTTCTCATCCAACCACGTCGTGCCTATATTTTTACCAGAGATTTCAACATTAAGAAACGGGTCACTGGAGTCTTGTCGCATCGTCACACCCGACTTACAATTTACCGAAATTTCATCATTTGATGATGCTGCAGTAATTGCATTCGTTACGTTGACGTTTCCTTTCATCACTTTTACCTTTGCAGACTTTGAGATGTTGCTGGGCACGATGCCATTACTGCCAGCATCGAAGATGAGAGGGGCATCCTCCACTAGGATAGATATCGCATCCTCGCCGTTGGCTCCGTTTGTTCCATTTGTTCCATCTATGCCGTCAGCTCCATCTGCTCCTTTGTCTCCTTTGTCTCCCTTCTGTCCGTACACCTCCTTGCGCCAATACGTGCTGCCATCCGTAGGCTCTGTCTGAAAGTCCGCGTCTTTAATACAAGTCCAGATTGCGTTGTTGTGGCTCACTTGGTCGTTCTTGTAGTACTTCTCGGCTGGGTCCCACTCGCCACGGAAGTTGGGGATTTCCACCGTCGATGTGTTGCTGCCTTGCGCCAGCAACTTGAAGTACTCCGAGCGAACCTGAACGCCTTTCGGGGATACATCGCACACGTCCTTGTTAGCGTGCGAATAGCTGTCGATGCCATGGTAGCCCACCAGTCTGGGGGCGTATGAGCCATGGCTCTCCAGCAGGAACACGTTCTGTCGGTCGGGGTCTGTTCTGCTACCGTCGAGCACGATCACGTCGCCCTCCTCTGGGATGTCCCTTGTCTCGGCAGGCGCATTCTCCTCGGCGTATTCATCCAGCTGCACGGAGTGCTTGCCGATGACGATCCAGGCGAAACGCTGACCGCCGAAGAGTTCGTGGTCCATCTTGTGGTCGTAGATTTTCTCGTTCTGCTGTGACACGCCATGCTTCAGGATGGTGCGCCAATAGCTCTTGTTGGCGGCGGAGCCTTGCCCTATACCGCCAGCGGCTATCCTGCCCATGGTCTGGCAGCGCACTTGGTCGCCCTCTCGCCATAGGTTCTCCGTGGCGGCGGTGCCATCGTCTGCCAGGAGATAGCACTTCCAGCCCACGGCAGCCGCGTCGCTTGCTGTCTCTTTCCACCCCGACTTCTCATCGTCCCAAAACACGGGCACCACCTTGGCTATCTTTCCGCCGGCAGGCGAGAGGTAGATCGTGCCGCCTGCATAGGTGCGCTTCATCACCTCCAGCTCGTTCATCGTCATCTTGCCCCACACGGTGAGGTTGGTGATGTACTGGTGGTACTCGTCCCTGTTGGGGTCTTCCTTCTCGATGGAGAATCCTTGCTCGGCAGCGTTGTTGTACTCCAGCGACTTGATGGTGTTCAGTATCATATCGCCGTACTCATCTATCCCAAATTGGCCAGCGATGGTGAATCCCTTCAGGAAGGCGGCAAGCTCATGGGCGGTGAATCCCTTGAGCATGTCCGCCGCCTCCTTGAAGACGACCGCCTCCTCGAAGGCGGCAGCCTTCTTGAAGTCCACCTTGCGGCGCACTTCCTCTGCCACGTTTTCCTCTCCCTCGGCCGGATCATCCTTTCGGAGGAACTTCTGCAGGGTTTCGCTCTCGATGTCCACTTCTCCAGCCTTCGAGGCATAGCTGGCGGTCTGTGCAGAGGTGGCACGGTTAGCCACGTTGGCTTGCTCGGCGACCTCTGCCTTCTTTGCCTTGTCGGCACGTGTGGCGTGGTCAGCCTCCGAGGCGATGCCCGATATGTAGGTGACGGATGACGAACCGCCGCCCGAACCATTGCCCGATTTCTTGGGCTTTGAAAAACTCTTGATGTCGATCATCGTAATATCTTATTTATAATATTGTTGTCATGCCATTTGAATATCATTATAAAGCCGTTGGAATGCCATTAGGGCACTTCCTTCAGCGTCACTCTTGCGGTGCCGTCGGCGAGGTTTCGGTCCACGCCTTGCACGATGAAGTCCTTCCCGAGGCTAGGCATGGTGTATCTTCCGAACACTTTCACGTCCGCTCCATGAAGGAATCCCTGCTCCAAGATGATTCTCGGCTTGTGCCACTCTTTCCAGACAGCGTCCACGTACAACTCCTCTGGCTTTCCCGTGCGGGTTGGCAGGAGCGTATTGCTTCTGATGCTCACCAGTGCACTTTTATCGAAGAGTGGCGAGGATAGCTTCACGGCGTTGTTGACACCCATCCGCTTGCACTCCTCAGAGGTGAGGGCGGTGGTGATTTTGAACTCCAGGTCGTCCTTCTTGTTGACGAAGTCTTCCTGCGTGTCGCTCATATACACAATGTCGCTTTCATCGCTCACGGCTCCCATCTTGCCGTTGTCGCTCACCACCTCCACCTTGAAGTCCTTCATGAAGATAGCGTTGGTCTTCTGCAGGAGCAGCACGCTGTCCTGGTACCACTTGGTATGGCGGAAGAACGTAGGGTGGCGGCGTGTGATGTTGTTCCACTCGGCGTTGACAGGTCCGAGGATCTTGAATTGCACCTTGCCGCTCACATGGTCTCCCATCTTGATGGGGATGGCGGTTCCTTCCGCCGTGATACCCTTGGTGTAGGGCGCGTTCTTCTGTATGTCGAACTCCGTGCCCAATATCTTGTCACCCAACTTCGGGTCAATGCCGATGGTAAAGCTTTGCTGGTAGTACTCATCATCGCTCTGGCACTCGCTCCGCTCCTTGTAGGTCATCCATACGTAGTCCTCGCACTCGCCCTCGCCAGTACCCGGCACGCCCGTGCCCAGGTCCTCGCCCTTCTGTTTCTCCACCACGCACTTGTCGCCGATGATGAGCATGCATGCCACGAGACCCAGTTTCTTGATGGTGTCGGTCTCTGCGCCCACGGCACTGTACTTATATTCGTAGCTCTGCTGACTGGTGTCGGTGTATGGATAGAAGAGGTTGTGATAGTCCAGGGCGTTGGTCTCGTCGTCGGCAGAAGGCTCGTCATTCCATTTCGTCGCCTTCCAGTACTTGCGTGTATAGAAGATTTGCTGTCCGTCTCGCTTAGTCACAGTCTTTGGCGCAATGCCTATGTATTTGTCATCACGCAAGTTCGCCGCCCATTTCAGTTCCTCGATATAGCAGCCAGAGTGTGGCATTACGGGGCTGAGCGCCACCTTTCCGCTGATCACGATATAGTTGACGGTGTCCTCATCGGCAGGGCTAAACGTTCCTCCACTCTTGTTGCCCACGTACTCAGCCACGGGGCAATCCGCCAGGAGGGTTGTGTCGGTGGGTCGTGTTCCATCCTTTCCCATCGTGGAGATCACCAGGTAGTCGTCCATGCTGACCGTTGTCACTATCTGTGCGTCGTTGTTCTTTTTCTCGATCTTACCAAAGGCGCACACGCAAGCACCGACACCAGCAGTCAGTCCCTTGTTGAGAATGTCTTCCTGCTTGGTTCCATCGGCAGGATACTTGGAGTAGATGTCGGTGGTGTGGTCGCCATCTCCGTAAAATTTCCAGTTCTTCACCGCCTTTGGCCAGCAGAACCAGTCCACCATGGTGGTTTCCTCTCTCGTAGGCTTGTCATTCAGGAGGAAGTTAACATATCGCATGGTGGCCGAGATGCTTCCCTTGGTCTCCATGATGTATTCCGTCATGTATTTCTGGTAGTTTCCCGCCACGATGAGCGAGTCGCTGTCAAGCGGACTCTCTATCACGTTCTCCACCTCGGTCACGTTGTCGGTGAGCAATACCTGGTTGTATGTCTCCGTGATGCTCAACTGCGTGTCGCAGTCCGACACAAGCGAGTTGGTGATGGTGTCGATGGCTCTTTTATAGCTACAAGCTTTGGGAGATCTTCCCGATATTTCGTATAAGTATAAGAAGGAGGCTTTAAATCTTCTGTAGTAATCCCAGTTGAAGATGTAGAAGTCCGTGCCCTCCTGTACGATGTGCAGGTTGAGGTATTTCAGTATTTCCGTCAGCACGTCCTCTTGTGTCCATACGTCATCCTCCTCTTCGCCCAGGAACAGCAGCTCCGAGATGTTGATTTTTCTCAATACGCCCCAGATGTTTAGGCTGCTATTGTTGCAGCCGGTGATGGACTTGTCAACATAGATGCCGCATGTCTTGTCCTCGCTGATGCAGAGTGCTTGGCTCACGCCGCCGAGTATCTCCTTGATGAGGTCGAGGAATGTGCGCTGGTCGGCGTTTGCCTTCACCCCTGTGTAGGTGGTGCCTGCGGTGCCGATGTTGCGGTAGTTGGAGTATTGCAGCGCGGAGAGGCAGTCGATGCAGGTCAGCTCGATTTCGTCCAGTTCCTCGTTGTAATCTTGCGAGAAAGCTTGCGGCTCGATGAAGCCGGCGAAGTAGCATTTATCATCCACGAGGATGTTGACCACCGCCTCCCTGCAGGAGTTGCAGAAGAAGTCGGGCACGTAGTCACGGCAGAGCAGCCGGATGCTCGCCTGATAGCAGAGCAGCACGTCGAGGGTGTCGTTCACCTGGGAGGTGATTTCCACGGGGTCGTCGGAGAAGAACAGTCCGTCCTCCTCCTTGCCGATTTCCTTCTCGGTGGTGCGGTCGTCCTTGGTCACGATCAGCACGGTCACCTTCTCGTCCTGCTTGTTGTAGAAAGATCCATGAATGTACATTGGTATATTAGTTTATAATGTATAATTTATAATGTATAATGGAGCTTGCGCCGTCATTATTTCAGGCGGATGTTGCTTCTCTTGCGGTTGGAGCGAGTCTCGTTGGCGATGGAAGCCACGATGTCCCTGCCCCTGAGTCTCCATTCCACTGTCTTCGGCTGGTTGCCACCGCCATCTGCCATGATGCCCTGCAGTCGGTCGGTCTGCACGCTCACCGATGGCAGTACCACGCCCTGTGCGAAGTTGGCGGCTATCTGTGCGGATGCGCCATAGGCGGCTGTGCCGTCGGCGATGGCGAAGAGGCGTGCCTGTTGTGCTGCGTTGAGTATCATCTCGCCAGAGTTGACACGTGCCAGCAACTTGTCGCCCGAAGGCGAGTTGCCGCCCACCACGCCACCATCAGCGAAGGCACCGCTTATCATCGCAAGTGCGGCGACCACGGCTGCCACGCCTGCAGCAATGGCTGCGATGTTGGCAGGGAAGGGAAGTTTTGCGCCGCTGGCTGTAACGTTGGTAATGGCCTCTCCTGCCTTGGCGGCTGTGTTGGTGGTAGTTACGGCCGTATTGGCGGCTGTCACTGCAGTGTCGGCTGTCGTTGCGGCACTCTTAGCCTGCGTGGCGGTGGTGAGCATGTTGACAAACTGCACGATGCCTTGTATGCCCTCGGCTATGGAGATGAAGCCATTGATGACACCGCTGAGGGCTTGCCATGCATTCTTGTTTCCATCGAGGGCATCCGTGATGCCTTGTATGCCGCCCCCGATACCTTGTATGCCTCCCCATCCATCCTTGATGTTGTCCATCACCTTCGAGAAGCCATCGGTCTTCACCATGGAGGAAGGGTCGAGCTTGATGGGTTTCACGCTCTTGCCCAACTTGGAGAGCTGATTGTTAAGGTCTTCTATCTGTTTCTCCGCCTCATCCTTTCCGATGATGCCTATCTCGAAGTCCTGTTGTATGCGGCTCGCCTTGGTCTGTGCGTTGGAGTAGCTCTGCCGCTTGTCGGCGATGCTCCCTTGCTCGATGTAGGAGGGGTCCACGTCGGCGGCGATGGTGAGCCTGCCCTTGGTCTCTGTGTCTATCTGCGCCTGCAGGTCGGCTAGCTTGGCACTTGCCTTCAGCTTCGCCTCGATGGTGGTGGCGTTGTCGAACTCCCTCTGAGCGTCTTGCAACTGGCGTTGCAGTTCCTCTGTGTGGGTCTCCCAGTGTACCTCGATGGGTTTCAGCCCCATTTCGGTGAGTTGCTTGTTGATGTCATCAATGTCTCGTTGTGCATCGGTCTTGTCGGTGACGATGCCGATGTCATAGTCTTGTTTGATGCGGTCGATGCGCTGCTGTGCGTTGTTTCGGCTCAGCCGCTTGTCTGCGTCACTGCCTTGCACGATGTAGGAGGAATCAACCTGCGCCCCGATGGTCACCTTTCCCTTGGTGGCCTCGTCTATCTCGCCCTGTATGTCCTTCACCTTGGCATCCGCCTTGATCTTTGCTTCGATGGTGGTGGCGTTGCCCAGTTTCTCCTGTTCCTTTTTCAGCTGGTCCTGCAGCTTCTCGATATGGGTCTTGGGGGTGTTGTCGGTCTTGGGTGACGGGGTGGTCTTTGTGGGGGTGGTGGACCTTTGGGGAGTATCTGCTGTAATAAAGTTGCTAGCAGATTTTAATCTGCCACTGAGCTGTTTTTGGGTGTCATCTATTTGGCGATTAATGGAGTTGAGTTCTTTGTCGATACCACCTACCTGTTTGTTTCCTGTGGTATTGGTACCACTGTAACGCTCTGCGCCGACCTTCGAAAATCTCCATATTCCATCATTGCCTACTTTTCCATACCGTTCGTTACGCCAACCTTCTGGTATCAAGTCGCCTTCTTTTGCATTTCTGCCACCTCGCTTTGCATCATCGGCAATGTCCTTGGTTGTTTTCTGTTTTTTATCCAACAAGGCAATCTGCTTTTGATATAAAGCGGTAAGCTTTGCCGCATACGCTGCAGCCATCGCCCTTTGCTTGAAGGCATCCACCACGGCATCGGTCTTCTTGTTGAATATATTCTCAGCTTCTGTGACATCATTGATTTTTAGCCGTAGGTCATGAAAGGCACCTTGGTTTTGCTTTATCCATGCGGTTTTCTGTTGCTCGGTCGAAAGGGACTTCCATCCTGCTTTCAACTTTTCGTATTTTGCCATGAGGTCGGAGTAAGTGGACTTCAACGAACTATCATAAGCCTCTTTCACATCATCGGCAGCATCACCAGTGCTTTTCATGCCATCAGCCATTTCTTCTGCTGACAATTTTGCGGCATCAGACTTTGCCATAAAAGCAGATATAGCCTCCGTCAATGCCACGATGGCAATGCCCGCACCAGTGGAGATCATCAAACCTTGAATGGCTAGCTTTAAGGTGTTGGCACTCACGGCAACTCCTCGCATCGTTGCGCTGCAAACTTTGATGATGGCATTCAGGCGAAGACCTGTGCTGCTCAATGTGGAGCATACCGCATTCCAAGCAACCGCAATGGCTTTTGTTATTCCCATTGCTTTCCCTACAGAATAGAAGGATGTTGCCAATTTTCCTATGCCAGATGCGGCTATTGTCGCCTGAGATAGAAAAGTTATGGTGGGGGCATACTGTTGCACCATTGCGCCCAACTGCTCCTTAATATCTCCCAGATAGTTTTCCGTTTGTTTCCATTTACCTGCATCGGTCTTGGCAAGTTCTGCATTCATGTTGCCCACATTGTCGGTGATGACTTGAGCGAGCATGGCGGCACGCTCACTTTCTGTGCCAAACTGCAAGACTTGTTTTTGAGCATCGGTGAAAGTGATGCCCACTCGCTGTAAGACCTCCACTTGCCCTTGCATAGCCTTTCCCATCATGTTGCCGATACTCACGGCATCTTGGTTGGTGGCATTGAGTCCGTTCTGTTGGGCAATGAGGTTGTTCATGGCGGGAATCAACACATCAAGGCTCTGCTTGCTCTTTAGGAACGTTGCCATCTGCTGAGCACCGCTTAGCTGCACCTCGTCACCGATAACACCTAGTTCCTGTTGAGCAGAGCAAAGGTCTTTCACGCTCTGAATCATCTCGTCATTCGCCCCCATGCGTTGGCGCATGATAGTTTGCAGTTGGGTTTCTGCCACAAGTTGCACCTGATAGGCGCTGGTCAAATCTGTCATAACCCCTTGCAGTTCACTGATGGCATTTTGCAAGACATCGAATGCTTGGGACACCTCCGACCATGAGATAATGGTACGCTTCGCCTTTTCCGACTCGTCTTGCACGCTGCGCACAGCTCTGCCAAGTTCCTCGGCATCTACGGTCACCTTCTTAAAGGTTCCCTTATCATCAAGCCTGATAACAAAACTAACTTCTTTTGGCATATTTATCTAGATTTATTTGGATAGTTCGATTATTTTTATTATATTTGCGGCGTGTTTAGTAATGAACAAAGCTTATGATACCATTACATTACGTCGCAGGAAGAGATTGCAATAGCCTTTTCGAGGCTCTTTGCGCATCGTTCCACAAGTATCCGTCATATACGGTAGAACTTGTGGCTTGCGCTATATTTATTATAGCTGTCATCATTTATTTTATTTATATTGCCTTTAACCCACCAAAGTGGGCCAGGAAGTAGTGTTTTATTATATTTGCAGCGTGTTACATAAAGAACAAGAGTATGAATAAGGACATAAAACATAGTAAGTCGAAGAAGTTCCGTATGCCGTATGGAGATATTACCATTTGGTCGTTTCTTATGATGCCTATTAGTTTCTTCGTCCTAGACAGTCCGATTGTGTTTTGGCTATCTTTCCTGCTTTTCGTCCTAGCAATATCATGTTGGAGTGGCAGGTGGATAAACGAGTCCAAGGGCTGTCCACTTCCTTGGTGGTACGGCGGTCTATGACAGCCCGGCTCTCTTCGCCGCCTCCCTGTACCTTGCCATGACTTCCTCGTGGCTCAGTTCCTCTTGCACCTCTTGGCAAGGGGATTTTTTTTGCTCCTCTTCCCAAGGGAACCGCATCAGGTCCTCAGCCCTCAGCTTCTTGCTCGAGTAGGGCTGGAGGGAGCAGAGGCACTGCATCCTCATCCTCTCCCACGCACCACGCTCCAGCCTTTCCTGGCACTCGCCCCACGCCTCGTAGGCCTCATTGAACTCAGAGGGGGTGCATCGGCAAAAGTCATCCATACTCATCCCCATGCACCCCATCGCTATGCCCAGCAGCCTCTCCACGGTGGGCGGCTCCTGGTTCTCGTCAGAGTCAGAACCTAGGGTTCCGGCTCGCTTTTTTTTTCATCGCCAGCGGCATTCATCACCTCGTTCCATCGGTTCACGTCCTGTGGCGTGATGTGGCAGGTGAACGTCTCGAAGTCCATCGTGAACTCCACGCCGTCTGCCTTGCAGGCGCACACGATGCAGCACCACATCAGCATCAGCAGGTCCTCGATGTCCGAGGCATCCATCTGGCTCACGTCCTTGCCCGTGTTGCGCTTGAAGAGGAGCATCGCCCCCATGGTGAGGCAGCAGGGATATGCCTTGCTGCCCACCTCGATCATGATCTTTCTCATCTTATCTATAATTATGGCTTACAATAAAACCCTGTTACTTGCCCACTGCCTGCTGGCTCGATGCGCTCTGCGTCACCGTGCCGTCCTGCAAGCCGGTGGTCAGCTTCTCCACCTTGCCACAGTTCTCGAGCTGGATGGAGTACTTGGCATCGTCGCCTGCCTGACCGTCGAGGTCGAGCGAGGTGATGATGAACTTGCCCTTGTAGCCGCCAGCCGTCTTGCCGGTGCGCTTGCCTGGCTCGCGCACGTTGTAGGTAACGTCCACTGCCGTGCCCGCTATCTGCAGATCCTTCAGCGTGTCGTAGGTAGGAGCGTCCTTGGCAGCGTCCACGCACACCACGCCGTCGGCGCTGATGCTCTCCGAGAAGCTCTTCACGTACTTCTCCTTCCACTTGCCTGCCGCCGCCTCCTTGGTCACACGCTCGCCGGTCTCGGTCGAGGTGGTGATCTTGCATCCCGTGGAGAATGCCAGTGCACCGCCGTTCACGCTGAGGATGAGGTCGGTGCCGTCCAAAATATTTTCCATTGCCATTTTCTTATTGCTTTTTATACGTTATTACTAGATAGCTCATTCCGAAGGCCATGATGACGAACGCCACCTTGCCTGCCAGTTCCGTCAGCCCGTCTGGAGGCTTCCTCACCTCCGTCTTGCTCTCGTTAGAATGCCGTTCGGATGCCGTCCGAACCACGTTGGAAGAGTCGGTTCCGATGGTGCTCCGTGTGGAGCGTGCGCCCACCAGCAGCCTTCTCTCTCCCTTGCCCCTGACGATGATTCCACCGCCCCCGCTACTGTCGAGGGGCAGCAGCATCCACGCCTGCTCCCACGTCTCCATGGTCGCCAGGCTTTCCGCCGTCAGCGTCTCGCTTGCCTGCCTTCTGCTTGCGCTGCTGTCTAGACTTAGCTCTGTTCGAGCCTGGCTCATCGTCTCGTCCTGCGCCTTCCTCGCCGTTCTGCAGCTCACCGCTGACAGGGCAAGTAGCACGATGAGGGCAAAGCTGTATCGCCTCGATGGCACGGCTGAGCCGATTGAGCGCATTGCGTGTGCGAGTGTTCTCACGGTTGAGTTCCTCGATGGCGCTTGCGTTTTCCCTTGTGTTCTCATCCACTTTCCTTTGTAAGTTCAACAACTCACGGCTCACATCCTCGTACATCGACTTATAGGTGTCGTGTACCTGCTTGGCCTGCTCCGCCGCCTTTACCTTTCGGTTGGCTATCCAGGCGATGGCAGCACCTATGCCGCCCGATGGGATAGCCCACTGCAGTATGTTCATGATGATGTCTGTCATCGCCTTTCAAACCTTAAACCAATTAACTAATTATGAGTGATTATGCAACTTTCACAAAATGTTATCCTGATATGACAGTCCTTATACCTGCCTGATGCCTATTGACTGGAGCCACTTCTGCACGTCGAACGATGGGCACGCCTTGCCGTGGTTCAGCTCGTTGTGTCCCACGATGCGTATCTGTGGAAACCGTCGGTGGAACTCCCTCACGTACTCGGTCATCGCCTTCAGCTGTGCCTGGGTTCGGGTGTCCTTGGCGGTCTTGCCGTCGCCGGCGAGTCCTCCGGCGTACACGATGTGCCGGCTGATGGCGTTGAAGCCTGCCGCACCATTGGTGATCTCCCATGGATCGACCTCGGCATCCTCGTTGTTCCTCACCAGTCGCTCCACCTTGCCGTCGAGGTGAAAGAGGTCGATGTAGCCCACCTGCCTCCATCCCCTGCCGCCCTTCGAGGGAGGGTCGCAGTGCCAGTGCCTGATGTCGGCGGCACTCACCTCCCTTCCCTCTGGCGTGGCGGTGCAGTGGAGCACCAGATATTTCATCCTAGCCATAGCCTTGATGCTTGATGGGGTGATTATACCTTGCCCGCGGCATTGTACTTGCTGTAGATGGCGGCGCAAGCGTCCATCTTCTGAGGCAATACGATGAAGTAGTGGCGATAGTCGATGAGGTTGCGCTGGTGCAATGGGTCGTTGTTGGCTTGGCTGTAGTACATCTTGGTGCTACCCGTAGCCTTGAATACACGACCGGTATAGAAGGCGAAGGAGCCCTGGTACTCGTTGGCGGCTGCGGCTGACGACACAGCCTTCTTCTTGCCGGCTGTGGTGAACACTGGGTTCTCGGCATACTCGTAGATGTCGAAGCCATACTGGCGACCCACGGTGCCGTCGGTGCGGTTGATGTTGTACTGCTCCTTGAACACCTGGTCGGTCTCCAGGAGGTCGTTCACGTGGTCGTTGCAGAGCACGAGGCGGCGACCCTCCACAGGCACGTTCAACTTGTCGAACGCCTTCTTCAGGCGGATGATGTCGTTCATGCAGAGCTTCACGCGACCCGTCTCCTTGTCGGTCTCGCCCGATGTGGAGAGCACAGGGGTGGAGGCGGTGTTCTCGTTAGGGGTGAGGGCGTGTGCCGACTTCGAGAACTTGGCCACGTTCATGGCTCTTGCGTGTGCGTCCTTCACACGGCTGATCTTGTCGTAGGAGATGGCATAAAGCTCATCGTCGGTGATAGGGGTAGGCTTGGTCTGGAACTTGTCGAGCTTGATGGCGATGTCACCATCCTTCAGTTCCTGCACCGTCAGTGGATAGGTCGTGTTGTTGATGAGCACGTCAGGGTCGCCGCCCACATCGACCAGGTGGATCACGTCGTTGTCCACGATGCTGGAGTTGTCGGGGATGCCATCGAGGAAGGTGGCTTGCTCGGCACGCTCCAGCTGCTTCACGAGGTAGCCCGTCCAGAGTTCCTTCAGCACGCCCTCGCAGGCTGCGCCCTTGGGCATGAAGCCCCCGAGGGCTATCACTGTGAGGTTGGCCACCACTGCGCCCGCCATAGGGTCGTAGCCCATTGCGGCGGAGATTACCGCACCCATGATGCAGTTGAACAGGAGTGCGCTAAAAAGAGAAATGATTCGTTTCATGTGTCACTATGTTTCTTAAAAAATGATGATGATGTGTTGTTGATTGATGCTGCGCCATGGGGCGTTAGTCGAAGTCTGGCTCAAATCCGAACTCAGCCTTGTAGAGGGCGATGTATTCCTCCCGGTTGTTGTCGCGGAGTTCCAGGAGCTCATCGGCAGGCACCTCGCTCAGCTTCTGGTACGAGCCAGTCTCCACACGGGTGAGTCGTCCGTCCTTGCCACGGTTCACCACGGTGCTCACCTTGCCCTGTGGTCGCATGGCTCCTAGGGTGAGCTTCAGGGAGTCGAGGCCTATCTTCTTGCCAAGCTCCACGAAGTGATCCTTCATGCTGGCATCAAGTCGCTTCTCCTTGATGGCGTTCTCCACTGCGGCGGTCACGCTGGCGAGTGTCATCTCGTCGGCTTCCTTCTTGGCTTCGAGCTGCTCTTCCACGAGAGAGTCCACCTTCTTCTGAAGTTCGCCCACCTTGCCGGCTTGCAACTTCAACTCCTTCATCTTTGCGGTCACCTCAGCCTCTGTGGCTGTCTCCGCTAGCCCCATTGCCAGGGCAATCTGCTTCAATTCCATTTCATTCTTCTTTAAAGGGTTATTACTTGCGTTATTCAATAGTGGCAGGAGCGGCTTGCCGTCCTTGCCCCCTGCCAGGGATATTTCCTGTCCGCTCTGGTCGGAGAGCACCATGGCGTTGTCGTTGCCGCCAATATCCACTGCGCTCACCTCAAACAGCTCGCACCGTGTCACGGTCTCGAAGGTCTGACCCTCCTTCACCAGTTGCTTGTCGCCGCTGGTCTCCAGGATGCGGAGGTTGGCGCTCACCATGCGGAGGCTGCCAAACTGGTACTGCTTCTCCAGCTGCACGCTCAGGGGCGATGCCTTGTCGAAGCAGAGCTCACCCAGCAGCTCGCCGTCCCTCACCTCCAGGTTCTTCACCAGTCCCACCACCTTGCCTCGCTCGTGCATGTAGAGCAGCACGGGGTTGCGCTGGTACTGGGTGAGGTCGATGCCGCTGGTGAGGATGCGTGTGCCGTAGCAGTTCACGCTCTCGTCGCTGATTCTTACTTTCTTTCCCATATTTTATACGGTATTACATTTTGATTCTTCACTCCTCACTCCTCGCTCATCACTCGGAATGACGGTGCAATATTACTAACTTTCCACCATTCCTCCAAAAAAGTGTGCAATGGTTGCGCACATCTCTGCAACCATTGCACACTTTTTTGGCAGACTGCCCTTTTTGTTGCACCTTTGCACTACATTTTTAATATTCACACATTATGACAAAAGCAGAACTAGAACGTAAGAAGGACCTCGCCCATACATTGTATATGGCGGGCAAGGAACAGGCAGAGATAGCCGAGCAGATAGAGGTGAGCCGTGTGACCGTGTCCAACTGGGCAACCAAGGGGGGATGGAAGGAGCAGCGTGCCGCCAAGACCGTGACACGACCGGAGATCGTGAACAAGCTCCTCCTCTCGATCGACGCACTCGTGAGCCAAGTGAACGAGAGCGAGGACCCGGAGAAGATGGCGGGACTCGGCGACAAGCTCGCCAAGATGGCGGCTGTGATCGAGAAGCTCGACAAGAAGGCGAACGTGGTGGATGCCATCGAGGTGTTCATGGCGTTCTCCAAGTGGATGAAGTTCAGGGCGCAGAGCGACCCCAACATCACGCCGGAGCTGCTGAAGACATTCAACTACTACCAGGACCTCTTCATCTCCGAGAAGATGAACAACGGGTTCTCGTGCGACCTCTAAGGCGCAAGCCCCATTTATTATTTATCATTTGTTATTTATCATTTAATCTATGGCAGTAAGTGCAGAGGCTAGGAAAGCCTACGAGAAGTGGAGGGAACTCTTCAAGGAGATACACTCCATGACCGACACCAGCATCATGCGCCCCGAGGGCAAGGCGGAGAAGGAGGCACGCATCAGGCGACTGCAGCAGAACTACGCCGCCTTCTGCGAGTACTACTTCCCCCATTACCTGCAGCTCAAGGACAAGACCACGGGCAAGGTGCTGAAGACCATCCACAACGCCCCCTTCCACAACCAGGCGGCGCGCAAGGTGCGCTCCACCCCCAACCTGAAGGCGGTGTTCATGTGGCCACGTGGCCATGCCAAGAGCACCCACATGGACGTGTTCCTGCCCCTGTGGCTCATGTTTCAGCCGCAGCGGCTCATCAACTTCATGGTCGTGGTGGGCAAGAGCGAGGATTCCGCCAAGCGACTGCTGGCCGACGTGCAGGCAGAGCTGGAGTACAACGACCGACTGATACGTGACTTCGGGCAGCAGAAGCCTGCCGGGGGCGACTGGACCGACGGCGAGTTCAAGGCGGCGTGCGGCGTGAAGTTCCTCGGCTGCGGCAGAGGACAGAGCCCCCGTGGCCTCCGTGACCGTGAGGCACGCCCCGACTACATCGTCATCGACGACCTCGACGATGATGAGCTTTGCAAGAACGAGAAGCGAGTGAGGGAGCTGACCCACTGGGTGAAGTCGGCACTCTTCGGAGCCTTGGACGTGGGTCGTGGCCGCTTCATCATGGTGGGCAACCTCATCGACAAGAACTCCGTGCTCTACAACATCGCCCACACCAAGGGCGTGTTCCTCAGCAAGGTGTATGCCATCGACAAGGACGGCAACCCCACATGGAGGGAGAAGTGGACCCGTGAGGAGGTGGATGCCTACCGTGAGTTCGTGGGCTACCGCGACTGGGAGAAGGAGATGATGCACAACCCCATCAAGGACGGCACCATCTTCCGACACAACTGGATCCAATACAAGCGGATGCCAAGGCTCTCGAAGTACGAGTCGCTGGTGTGCTACACCGACCCCTCGTGGAAATCGACCACCTCCAACGACTACAAGGCATGCCGCCTATGGGGGGCGATGGGCAGGGAGCTGCACCTCGTGGACTGCTTCGTGCGCCAGGCCACCACGGGCGAGATGGTGCGCTGGCTGTACAACCTCTACGAGCGGTCGCTGGAAGAGGGAGCGAGCATCCAGTTCTACATGGAGTCGAACCTGATGCAGGACACCGCCCTCGACGAGTTTCAGGCGGAGGGCGACATCCGTGGCTACCAGCTGCCCATCATGCCCGACTACCGCAAGAAGCCCGACAAGCTGCAGCGCATCGAGAGCGTGGCTCCGTTCTGGGAGCGTGGGCAGGTGTACTACAACGAGGCGCTGAAGGACACCGACGACATGCAGGTGGGCATCGACCAGACGCTCTCATTGGAGCACGGCAGCCGTGCCCACGACGATGCGCCCGATGCCGACGAGGGAGCCATCTACATCCTGCAGAAGCAGGGCAGGCTGGAAGCCTTCGTGCCTCGCATCGGCGAGCGACAGAAGCCCCGGAACACGTGGTAAGCCCCCAAGGGCGCAGCCCATTTGTCATTTATTCATTATCATTTATCATTCATACAAAGATGTTTATCAGCACAGAAGATTTCAAGGTGGTGGCTAGCGAAGCCTCGCTGAAGGTCATCACGCAAGCCGACCCCGACAACGTCGAGAACGCCATCGCCGAGGCCATCGAGGAGGTGGCGGGATACCTGCGACCCCGATACGACTGCGGCAAGATATTCGCCGCCGAGGGCAACGACCGAAACCGCCAGCTGGTGATGTACACCGCCGACATCGCCCTCTACAACATGGCGGCATCCACTTCCGGACGCATGGGCATGGAGACCAGGCAGGAGCGATACGAGCGAGCCATCAAGTGGCTGGAGGGCGTGCAAGCCGGAAAGATCGTGCCCGACCTGCCTGGGAGTACCGACGCACAAGGCAACGCCACGGGAGTGGGCGGCGTGCTCGCCTTCGGCAAGGGTCCCGACAACCACTCCTGGTAACACACACAACCATCAATTCATTCTAAAGCAAAGAAGACTATGGGAATTTTCAACAAGGCCATAGATGGCATATACGACCTCAGAAGAGCCATCAAGGGTGAGCCACGTGTGTGGCACACCGTGTTTGGCGACGTGCAGCTAGCCGGAAAGGGCGACCGCCGAAAGGTGGAGAGCATCCTGGCCAAGCTGCAGCGCACCACAGAGGCACTCACCAAGGGCGACATCATGAAGTGGCGGCGTGCGTGGCAGCTAGCCATCGACGTGGACAGCCCCAACCGCCAGTGGCTCTACGACATCTACCGTGATGCCGACATCGACGCACACCTCTCCGGGTGCATCGGGCAGAGGATGGGCTTCGTGCTCGCCCGTTCCTTCAACATCGAGGACAAGGATGGCACGCCCCACGATGAGCTGAGGCACTTCCTGCAGCAGGAGTGGTTTGACGACTTCTGCCGACTGGTGCTCTCCACGCCCTACTGGGGGCACACGCTCATCGAGATGGGCGACCTCACCACCGATGGTGACGGCTGCCTGGCATACGACGGCATGCGCCTCATCGACCGCAAGTACGTCATACCGGAGCACCACTGCTTCATCACCGACCTCGGGCAGGACTGGACCACCGGCATCGACTACCACGCCCCCGAATACTTCGGCAACCTGGTGGAGGTGGGCAAGCCCGACGACCTCGGACTCTACCTCAAGGCGGCACAGCACACCATACCGAAGAAGAACGTGCTCGCCGCATGGGACGTGTTTGGCGAGATCTTCGGCATACCCCTCCGTGTGGCGACCACCAGCTCGCGCAGCCAGAGCGAGACCGACAAGATAGAGGAGATGATGCAGCGCATGGGCTTGGCCAGCTATGCCGTGCTGCCTGAGGGTACCACCGTGCAACTGGTGGAGAACGCCAAGAGCGATGCCTTCAATGTGTATGACAAGCGTGTGGATAGAGCCAACTCGGAAATATCGAAGCTCATCATCGGGCAGACCATGACCATCGAGGACGGCAGCAGCCTCTCGCAGAGCCAGACCCACCTGGAGGTGTTCCAGAACATCGTGGAGAGCGATGCCAAGCTATTGGCGAACACCATCAACAACCAGCTCATCCCCCGGATGATCCACCACGGCTTCCCACTGCAGGGCATGCACTTCACCTGGGACAAGTCGATAGACTACACCCCGGAGCAGCAGATGGAGTACGAGAAGATGATCAGCGACCGCTACGAGGTGGATGGCAAGTACTTCGCCGACAAGTACAACATGCCCGTGGGCGAACGCTTGCAGCAAGCCAACCCATTCGGCATGCAGCAGCCATCAGGGGATGACAAGAAGGACGACAAACCTGCGTTGTCCGCACCATCAGCGAGCCAACCTTTTTTCGACTAAGCCCCGACAACTACAAGGGGCTGCACCAACGATACAGACGATGGCTGGGCGACAACCTCATACCCTTGGAGGGAACCAACGACGACTACAAGAAGCTGAGCGAGTACAAGAACCTCACCCACAAGTTCGACAAGATGATGAAAGCCCTCTATGGTCAGAGGGGCGCACAGCTCGACATCGACATTCTGGCATCTGACGAGGCGCAGAGCTTCATCAACGCCCATGCCGGCATCCTCGACTCCACCTTCAAGCAAGTGAGGATGACCGACAAGATGCGCGAGCGCCTTACTCGCTCCAACTACATCTTCTCGGGCATCAAGACCTTCCATGAGCTGAACGAGGCGTTCCCGTCATTGCTCGATGAGAACGGCGATAGAAAGCCGTTCGAACGCTTTTTGAACGACGTTCGCAAGATAGACGAGACCTACAACGCCAATTACCTCCACGCTGAGTACAACTTCGTGCAGGCCTCGGCAGAGATGGCGGCGAAGTGGGAACAGTACAGCGAGGATGGCGACCGCTACCTCTTGCAGTACCGCACCGCCCATGATGACAAAGTGCGCCCGGAGCACGCCGCCCTCGACCGCATCACCCTCCCGATGAGCGACCCGTTCTGGGAGAGCTACTACCCGCCAAACGGTTGGAACTGCTTCGTGGCTGGCACTCCTGTGCTTACCATGGACGGATGGAAAGGTATTGAGAGCATCAAGAAAGGCGACTTAGTGATTGGTGGAAGTGGTAAGGTACGTAAGGTAATCGGAACGCACGCCCGTACGGTGGACGATGAACTTTTCAGTGTCATCACCAAAGGGGCGATGGCCACATGCACCCCAAATCACCGCTTCTGCACACCTCACGGATGGGTCGAGGCGAGAAGCCTTCACAAGGGCGACATAATCATCCAAGTGGGTGAAAACTCCACGCTTCACCTGGTTGTTCACGCAATAGCAAACACTCGCACCTTGTTGCGTTATGGCTTGATGGCGTGCGTAAGAAAGTGGAAAGCGATTGCGTCCCTGGCAGTCGATGACAAGGTTGATGTCGGAAATGAAAAAGTCAACGACGTAACCTCCAAGAAGCTTTCTCGTCTCGAATGGAAGGCCTATTGCCGTCAGGTGGTCTCTTATGATTTCCTCGCTTTTGCTCAATGGTGTACGGAGTGCGCTCATGCGCTCTGGGTGAAGCCTGCGAGTGGCAAGGGCATGTTGCAACGCCTTCGCCTTCACGTCAGGGCGAAGAAGGGAAGAGCACGATTTCAGCTTCTCAGCTATGCCACGAATGAGGTCGCTGTTGGCCTTGGTCTTACCTTGGCGTACATGGAGACCCTTGGCGGCAAGCTCATGGTTGGTTTGCGTAAGTCGCTCGCTCGTTTTCTTTCTTCTGTCGGGGTTGTCTATCCATTGAGTTCTGACCGCCTCACTACCATGTCGGATGGAAATGCCAAGGTCGGCAAGGAGGCGATGCACGGTTCTACCATTGATGTTCCAATGGGCACTAAGCCATCTGAAACTGCGCTTCTCTGTGATGTACCTGTGTTTTGCGGCATCAAGGATATTCATGCCTTCGATGGTTTCAACTCGTTCTTTGATTTCTTGAGAAATACCTTTTTTCATAATCGTTACGTATTGGTTGAGGGCAAAGTTACGAAAAAGAAACGAAAAACGACCGTTTATAACCTGTCTATTTTCAAGGATGAGTCGTACATCGTTCCTATAGGCATCACCCACAACTGCCGCTGCACCGTGGTACAGGTGCGCCGTGGCAAGTATGAGGAGACACCCCACAACGAGGCGATGAGCCGTGGCGAGGAAGTATTGAACGGCGAGAAGCTGAGCATCTTCCGCTTCAACAGTGGCAAGCAGGGCAAGACCGTGCCCGATTACAATCCCTACACCATCAAGCGTTGCACCGACTGCGATGTGGCAAAGGGAAAGCTCGGGCTGGTAAACGAAATCGTAGATAATCAGCTCTGCGCCGCCTGTCAATGCGTCCGAAACTGTCAAGGTAAAGGAAGCTATACCCTAGATGACAAGTTCGGGGAACGTTTAAAGATAAGCAATCTAGCAGACAAGACTGAAGTAAAGGAGAATACCCGTGCGGCTCACGCCCTCTTATCCTCGTTCCCGAATATGGGCATACAGATAAGAAAGCACGTCTTTGAGGATGGAGTCAAGAACCCAGAATACCTCATTAACGAGAAGGTGGCAGATCGAAAAGGAATAGAATCGACCAATGGGATAGCGTCTGGTTTCAAGAAAGCTATCAAGCAAGGTTGCGAGGTAGTAGTACTCGACTTGGATATGCACCCTAAACGTTTCGAGAAATTCCCATCCATCAGGTTAGCCTCTGGCATCAATAATAGGTATATGGATTTCAAGACTGGCATCATTAAGGAATGCTACGTCATCTATCGCAATAAAGCCGTGCTTATTGATGAAGGTTTCTTTACTGATGACATCAAGGCATCGAAAGAAAAGATCAAGAAAGAACTGGAAAAAATAAAGGGTGACTAATAGCCACCCAAGGTGTACAAAAGGAAAGCTTGAAGTTATCGCGCCGTATCTTCGACATTTGCACGCTGCAAAGATACAACAAACATTTTAAACCTGCAAGAAAATGGAAGAAAATAAATATCCTACCATTGAAATTCACCTACCAGTAAGAGTAGAGTACCCAAGCACAAGAAGATTGGGCAGGCTTTGGCAGAGAATACTGTCCCGAATGGGGCTTTTACAGATCCGATATCCTGGGATGACCCCTTTAGGCCTGCTCGAACTAGTTGACGATAAACTTTCTCGTTCAATATATAAGACATCCATAGATAGTATATACCAAGAACCAGAGATAAAAATAACAAAATCACACCAGCTGAAGTCAGAGACGGAGGAAATAATACGATTTGAAGTTTATCGTGGAAAACAGTCAGCAGTCCGAGTAACATGGCATCTAAAGTGGTCAGGTGCTGAACTAGTGATAGTCGCTGCTGGTCCAACTCCGATCGTATATCCAATAATTGACGACACATATCGCTATGCGTACTATCTGATAAGTAACGTTTCATAATAATAAATGTTTTAAGTTCTATATGTACCAATAACGAATGAACGCTCACGATATTGTCTCGTTTCTCAGCCCCTAGTAGCGACTGAGCCTCGCCCCTAGTACCGACCAAGCTCAGCCCCTAGTACCGACCGAGCCTTGCCCCTAGTAGGGACGAAACTGCGACAAAATTATAAGGGGGAAGCGACCGCCTTGATGACGGTGCAAACCCCATTCATTATTTATTCATTATAATTTATTATTTGCATGATCAACTACAGTATTGCAATGATGGGCAACCCAGCCAAGCCTGACGACCCAAAGAAAGCCTACGGTGTGGCACAGTACACCGAGAAGATGACGCTCGAGAAGTTCTCAGAGCACATCAGTGAGCACAACAACGTCTATGACGCTGAGGATGTGCAAGCCATCCTCGGCAAGGCGGTGAAGTGCCTCAGAGAAATGCTCCTGGCAGGAAAGAAGGTGGAGCTGGGCAAGCTCGGCGAGTTCTACGTCACCCTGCAGGGCAAGGGCACGGAGACTGCCAGCAAGTACAACCCCGACATCTGCGTGGAGAAGGTGAACGTGGTGTGGGTACCGGGCAAGAGCTTCGAGAACCTGAAGGAGAACGCCGTGTTCAACATCGTTGCCAACCGTGACGAGCAGCGTGCCGCCATCCGAAGAGCCAAGGCGCAAGGCGATGCCAACCCAGCCGACCCAGCCCCAGGTGATAGCGAGGGCAAGGGCGACAGCGGCAGCACCGGGCAGAAGCCATCCGAGGGCGGCAGTGGCTCACAGACCGGAAGCGGCGGCTCACAGGCTGGCGGCGGTTCACAGGCTGGCGGCGGTTCTTCCTCCAGTGGAAGCGACTCCGGCGACGAGAACGTCAAGGAGTACTAAGGCATAGCGCCCATGGGCGCAACCTGATCACAATCTTACCATCAAGCAAAAACAAAGGGGCTGCGTCATCACGACGCAGCCCCTTCTCCATCGAACCCATCCCCATCGCCATGGGGCGGTGTCCTTGAAATAAACAAACTTAATGTCTCTAAAATCCATTAAAGCTATAGAAATATTAAAATACTCTTGTCTTAGTAGGGGATGTCCCTCCAGAACCTTGCGCCTATCACCTCGATGCTCTCCATCACCTCCTCGTGGTCGTGGTTGGTGAGCGTCTGTGAGGGGAAGCCCAGCTGATAGTCGGCCACGCCCGGCATCTCCAGCAGTGCCTGGCACATCTTCTCGCTGAGCTGTATCGCCGTCACGCCATCCTCATGGGCGTGCCAGTCGGTGACAAGGTGAAGGCGAACCTCGCCCAGTCCCTCCAGCCCCTTGCAGGTCTCCTTGTATTTCTGCGCCCACTGGATAGCCCCGAACTCGATGAACAGGGCGGGGCACTCGAAGGCGGTGTCTTCCTGCATAAACTCCACTTGGCGGTTCCAGAAGTCGAAGGTCTTGATCTCTGGCACCTCGCCCTTCATCGCCATCACGATGTCTGTATATAGTCTTAATCTTGCGTCCATAATCTTGTCATTTTGTATTGATATTGAAGTCGTGCTCGAAGTATTGCGTGAGGTTGTCCTCGATGATCTTCCTCACCTCGGTCTCCACCTCGGGTGCCATGCCCAGGAACTGGCGGCGAGGTATCTTTATCGTCTTGCCTACCTTCATCAGCGCCATCATGCGCCAAAACTCCGCTTTCTCGTTCAGCTTCATTTTAGCTGTCCACGCATAGAAACCACCATCGGTAAGTTCACGGCGCTTACCGCTACCGTTCTGCTTGGTCATTCCCATCGCTTCGTAGAACTTGGCGCGGAAGAACCGCTTCATCCTTGCCGTCACCTTGATCTCGCCACCCTCGTTGTGGATGCCTGCGTAGGCTAGGTCGCTGTAGAACGTGATGCTGCTCTCGTCGCTGCGGCTCCTGATGCTCTTGCGGAGGTCGCCCGATGCCACGAGGATGTGGCCATCGCCACGTATGGGGCTCTTGCGCCTCTGCCACTTCTCGGCAAAGAAGCCCTGCCGCTCAAAGTTCTGGTCGAACTCATCGCCCAGCTCGACGCGGATGTCACTCAGTATCCGCCTCACCACCTTTCTCAATTCTCCGTCTGCACTTGCCATAGCCATGTTATTCCTCAAACTTCAGGAAGAGCTCCTGTGCCTCGCTGATCTCGTTGCGAGGGTCGGCGGATGCCTTCAAGATGTAGTAGAACTGACGCTCGCTCAGAGCATACGTGGGGTAAATATACCGCCTCCATATCTCCCTGTTGGGTACTCCCAACTTGGCATATCGGTCATATATCGCATTGATGTCAGCCACTCTCTTCTTGTAGCTCAGTCCGGTCCTCTTGCGGTATGTCCTCAAAGCACTTGCCCTTCCCTTAGTTTAACACACTTTTGATATGATATTAAAGAAAACATTAAAGTCGTGATTCCTCACTCTTCTACAGGCGGCAGAAGCTAGGCTCTATGCGAGTCCAGATGCCCGACTCCTGGCTTCGCTTGAAGAAGTAGAAGTTGACGGCGGTCTTCTGCACCACGTTCGACTCCTTGAAGAGTGTCATGATGTCGGCGTACTCCTCGTCGAACTTGTCCTCCAGCTCGTAGAGCTTCGAGATGCTCTTGTAGTCGAGGTCGCCGGCGTTGTTGCGCTCCAGGAGCGTCATCGCCAACTGGTACATCGGGTCTTCCTGTCCCTTCTCGCTCTGCTCCATGTAGCGCTTGAGGTACTTGATGAGTCGGTCGGCGGCTAGGTCGGCACGCTCATCGAAGCTCTTCACGTTGTTGCTGGCGATGGAGAGGCGGAAGTCGCCGTCGGTGATGGTGAAGCTCTTCTGGTCGTCGAACTTGGTCTGGCCATATCGCTGCATGATCTTGGTGAAGGCATCCGACTCGCTGCCGAGCCAGTCCTTGAATTGCTTCACGCTCTTTACGATGATGCCCAGCTGGTTCTCCACGTTCACCATGAACTCGTGTCTGAGGTCCTCGTATGCCTTGCGGTTCTCCTGGCGGCTGCTCTTCGCCTCGGCGTTGAGCTGCTCACGGAGTGCCGCCTTCTGTGCCTCCGTCATCTGGGAGAGATCGACCGCCATGGTCACCTTCTTCTCCTCAGCAGGGGCGGCTGCCTCCTGGGCGGCTGCCTGCTGTTGTTGGGTTGTAACTGTCGTTGTTTCCATTTTGCTGTATGATTATGATTGGTATATGTTCTGAAGGGCAAGAGAGTTCCTCACTCTTCACTCTTCGTTCTTCACTCGAATTGCTCTTCATGCTTCTCCCTTCACTTCCCCCGAGCCCTCCCTTGCGCTTGATGGCCCGGAGCTTCAGCTCCAGTGCCTCCAGCTCGGGGATGTCGAGCTGGGCGAACACCTTGCCGCAGATGCGGGGGTGGCTGCAGAAGTCGTTGATGCGCTGCCAGTCCTTGGTGTCGATGTCCAGCTCCTGCATCAGGTGCAGGCAGATGGAGCGGTGTCGCTTGCGCTGGTCGCCATAGCCCAGCATGTTCTCCAGTGCCTTGCAGCAGTCTGTATATTCTCGCACCCTCATCTCGCTGAGGTGGGTGGTGCGGCCTCCAGTCCATTGGCTCACGAGAGCCGCCTTAGTGTCCTCGTCAGAGCCGTGCTTCTGCAGCTTGTTAAACGAGGCGTAGAAGCGATGGTAGTTCTTAATCGGTCGTGCCATTTCCATCCGTTCTTTACTTGCAGTTGGTATATCATGTTCCGTTCTCTGTCTTACGGTGAAACATCAAGCGTCCTGCGTCATTCGATAGTCGCAGAAATGTCCTCGTGCCTCTCGTGCCGCACTGCCCAGGTCGGTGGTGAGGTCATCCTCGTGCAGCAGCGGTATGCCATCGAAGCAGAAGAACAGCTCACCGCCGAACTCCCTTACCTGTACTCTCAGTTGGGCCTCGTGCTTCACCTCCTTCTCCCTGCGCAGCGCCTTCTTGCGGTGCTGCTCGTCGCCAATGGCCTTGCACCATTGCTTGATTTCTTTCAGAATCTCACTCATAGTCGTATATTGGTTTAAATGTCATTTATGATTTATCATTTGTGATTTATCATTTATAATTTATCATTTCCCTACACCCCGTCAAGGATGTATTCGTCGATGTTGCTCCCCAGGTACTCGCTCCGCAGTGCGTCGGCGTTGAGGTCGGCCAATCGGCTCTCCAGCTCGCCGTAGATCTGTGCCTGGTCCATGTAGGAGAAGTCGGAAGTCTTGCGCTTCACATACTCCATGATCTCATTGATTACCTCTTCCATATCAAACCCTCCAAGGTGCAATCCCCAATTATTAATTATAAATTATTGCTCGTCTGTATCACTCCGTCCTGCCATACCTCGAACTCAGCCCCGGCTTCCTTGATGAATCGCCCCTGGCACACCGCCTTGTAGCCGTTCACCCTCACCTTTACGCTGGCTTGGTACTTTAGCTTTCCGGCTGTCTTGCCCATCGGCTCGCTCTTGTACTCCTGCGAGATGAAGATGAAGCACTTGTGGGGGAACTCCGCCATCAGCCCGAGTGCGTCCTGGAACGTCCAGCCGAACGTGGACTGCAACAGCTGGAGCGAGTCGAGGATGATGAACTTGGCGCTCTTGCGCTTGTGGAGCCGTTCCTTCAAGTCGTCCAGGTTTCCGTTGTCAACGACCCGGAACTTGCTCTGCACCTCCTCCATGTGGTAGCGTCTCAGTCGCTGGCAGAAACTCATCTTCGTGCCTTCCTCCACGCTCACGTAGAGCACGCTGCCATACTCGCAGAGCTTCTTGGCGAGCTGCATGCAAAACGAGCTCTTGCCCGACGCAGAGGGACCCGATATGAACCACATGTCGTTGATCTCGGGGTTGCCGAACACCCTCTGCCATTCTCCGTCCCATGGGAGCGGCACGCTCTTGAAGCGCATCATCTCCCTCGGACCGTATGCTCTCTTTACCATAGCAACGAATTATTGGTTATACATTGTGCATTATTCATCGCCTTTCACTTTCTCTATCTCGGTATATACTCGGCGCAGGCTGCCCTGTGCCCTTCGGGCGATGTTGGCGATGTCGAGGCTGCTGCTCTCCTTGGGTGCGTTCGCCTTCGCCACCATCACCGCCTGGCGCATCAGGAAGTCCTGTCGGTCCTTGCCGTCGTCGGGGCTTATCTTGGCATACTTGCCGCCATATCGGGAAAGTATCTCGGTGTAGCCCACCTTCTTGCAGTCGATGGAGCGGTTGATCTTCTCCTTCAGTCCGTCGGCACCCATCATGTACCAGCCGCAGCAGTGCTCGGTGGCATTCCAGAGGGCTTTCAGCTCCAGGAACGCCTCATACTGCAGGTCGCCTGCCTCGTCGAGTATCACCAGGGGCGACTGCAACACGTTGACGATGTAGTAGGTGAGGTCGTTATACACATCGGCGTAGGTGCCACGCCCATCCAGTCCGAACTCGGTCGCCATCTGTCGGATGAAGCGGCGCTTGGTCTTCACCTGCGAGCAGTCGATGTAGATGGCCTCCTTGTGGGTCTTGATATACTGTCGGGCGGTGTAGGTCTTGCCGATGTTGGGCTCGTCGCAGAGTATCATCGAGAGAGCCGAGCCTTGCACCATCTCCATCTGCTGGGTGATGGTGACGAAGGTCTCCGTGCGAGCCGTCTGCCAGTCCATCTCGTGCTTCAGGCTCACGTCGAGTCGGCGGGCCAGTCGCACCCAGTTGGCATCGGAGAGGGCCTTGTCGGTCTGTCCCTGCTTCACCATGCTATACACGCTGGTGGAGATGCCGAGCACCTTGGCGTGCTTCGAGTCGCTCTCGTAGAGCGCACGGTTGCGCTCGATGGCGGCTGTAATCTTTTTCTTCTGTTCTGTCGTTATCATATCTTCAAGTGTTTTAAGTTGTGTTCTAAGCGTGTTATAAGTGCATTCTGAGGCCGTTGGAAATGTGGTAGGAGCAGCCTTGCAAGAGAATTCTTCACTCTTCTTTCTTCACTCTTCCCTTAGATGTCCGCTATGGCTTGCGCCCGCAGCGTGGCTTCGTCGGGGGAATCTTCCATCAGTGCGAGGATGTCGCTTATGTCGTCTTCCGCTCGCCCCATCCCTGGCGGCTCCTTGGGTGCTTCTTGCATCGCTGGGCCTTGTGGCGTAATCTCTGTTTCTGTCTCATCATCTATATCGTTTAAGTTTAATTTCTTTTGTATTCCGATGGTCGGCGTCTCTTCCACGCCCTTGCCCACGAACCTCATGAACTGCCTTACCTTCTTCTGCTGGCGGTAGAACTTGCGCTTGTCGTCGTCGGTCTGCTCAGCCATCACTCGGTTGTAGGTCTCCACACGCTCCACCTGGTCGATGTATCTGTCACCTTGGAAGATGTACACGTTCTGCGGCTTGCCATCCTCATCGGGCAGGTAGTAGGCGGTCACCTTGTAGTTGTTGGGTGCGAGCTTCTTCAGCACTTCGTACGAGGAGAGCCACCAGTCCTCGTAGGCCACCCTCACCGTGGAGTTCCTCCTTACCGATGTCTCCACCTTCTCGCCGATGTACCGGGCAAGGGTGATCTCGTCGTAAGGCCGCAGGTTAGGGTTGATGCGCTCCATCAGCACGTCCCATCGGGTCATGCCCTTGAATCGCTTCTGGTCGGGATGCAGGGCGTGGTTCCACTCGTAGTTGTCTCGGCGGTCGTCTGCCACCAGTTCCTCGAAGCTGAAGTATTCCTTGTCCTCCCAGGTGTCGTTGCTGGCATCGCTCACCTTGCGCGCCTCGGCTCTCCACTGCCACTTGCCGTAGAATCGGCCTATGCCCGTGTGGTTGCGGTGTATCACGCTCTTCTTCTTGGCACCGTTGAAGTTCTCGGCTTGCTTCTCCTGGGAGTTCAGGGGGGCACAGTAGCGCACGTGGGTGAACACCGTGCCCTCTTGCAAGAGCGAGTACTTGTACTCCGTCATCAAGTGGTTCTCCACCTCGATGCCCGCAGGGATGCCCCAGCCGTGCTTGGCTATCAGTCGGAACATCTCACGGAAGCACTCCCTCACCAGCTGAGGGTCCTTGGTGCGGCTGTAGCTCGCCCCGAGCACGCACTGGCTCACGCTGTCGTAGGCGTAGTAGGCTTTCACTCGGAGCTTGGTGTCCTTGAGCTTTCGGGTCAAATCCACGTCGTCCATGGTGATCTGACTCAATGAGTACTCACCGGCATGGCGGTGCATGTGCGGCATCGACTCGTGCATGAACGATGACCAGCTGAGCTGGCTCTTGTCCCATATCGCACGGTTGGAGGGCTTGTTGAGGATGTTGCGAATGGTGGTGTCGCTGAGCGTGATCGGCTCGCCGTTCTTGTCGGTGAAGTCGTTGGGGGAGAAAAGCTCGCCCGTCTTCACGTCGTAGGCATCCAGCTCTCCGCAGAGGAACGCCTCGTAGAGGTCCCGTACCTGTGCGCCGTAAGGCTTGTTGGGGAGGCACCACAGTCCGAGCACCAGCTTCTCCAGCTTCAGATCGACCTTGCGCTTGTTCTGGTTGCCAAACTTTCCGCTGATCAGGGCGGCGTAGCCACCTTGCCGGTACTCGTTCACCTTCTTGCGGAAGCGCAGCGTGCTCTCCGGCAGCGTGTGGTGATACACGTCCTTCAGTATCTTCACCACGCCCGTCATCATGTTCCAGTCATACTTCTCGCCCATCAGCTTGCGATAGGAAGAAGCCCGGTCGTAGAGCTTGATGCAGCAGTTGAGCACCGATGCGTTCACCACGTACTCCTGTATCTTCTCGGGGGTGAGGTCGAGGTTCGTCTGCCGGGGGTTGCTGAAGTAGGCGATGGCTCGCTGGTCCACCTCGTAGTTGGAGGTCACCCAACCCTGCAACCTTACCTCCGGACCGCCGGGGAACTGTTCCTTCACCTTGTCGAGGTACTTGGTGGGCAGGCTATCCACGGCAATGAGAGCCGTGCATCCGCTTGCCCCTCCGCCACGTCTTGCCACATCTATGCGCCCACGTGTCACCATCTTCTGATAGTTGGACTGGCTCATGATGCCATTGCCCACCAGTTCGGGAGCCGATATACAAAGTGTATTGCCGTAATATTCCATGATTGATAACTCGATTTTACCTTTTTACTCATTCCTCACTGGTGATCTCTTCCCAGTGCTTGCCCTGGTGGATGCCCAGCACCCAGCAGACAACGCCTACGATAACAAACAACGTGATGTCCATATAGCTTCAATGGTTGATGGTTTAACTTTCCACCCCAGCGAGGCGGCAATGCTTCTTGTAAAGCTCAGGGGTAGTCATGATGTCAGCGTCCCTCTGTGTCCAGAGGGAGATGATGTCCTGGACTTCTGCGAGTTGCTTGATGCTCACGTTCTCCTTGCTGAACATCTCTGCGCCCTTGTAGTAGGCTACGAGGTCGCCCGTCATCTTGTTCACCTCTACCATGCCACCGTTGGGGAAGTACTGTCTCATCATCCCCTCAGCGTCATGTATGGTCTCCACCTCTGGCAGTTCCACCATCACGACGCCTCCGTTCTGTAGGATGTAGCTGCGGATGCGCTTCGCCTTGTCGGTGTCGCCCCTCTTGGAGTCGAAACAGATGGCGTTGAACACCGTCTGCTCTGTCACATGGAAGACCTTCATCGCCTTCTGGCGCATCTCCTTGGTCGTGTCTATTCTCTTTTTCATATTCTGTTCTGTCTTGATTTCCATTATTTTGAGTATCTTTGCAGCCGAAACGTATTACGGAACCGTTAAAACGATAAGCCTATGTATTACAAAATGAGAGCAATGCTCACAATCGACTCACGACAGACTGACACGAAGCGCAATCGGGAGAGTCTTCAAAAAGAACTATACCGTGTTCTGTCATTCTTCCAACCTTACGCAATCCTAACTGACGACAAAAACGCTCAATTTCATTTCTACTATCCTGACGAGGAGGCAGAGATGAGAGCCGCTCCAAGCATTGCACTTTCTGTAGAGCTTCATCGAGAGTGTGCAAGCTTTCGAGAAGTTGTGCTCTTAGCACAGATAGTTCAGACGACAGCAACCTGGCTTGATGCTCCATGCGGATATTCATATCGCTGTCAGATTCTGGCGCCTTACTTGGTCGCCAAGAATGGTGATATTTACACTTTGCCATAATCTCATTTTTTTATGAAGGGTGGCGAGCGACATTCCTCACTCCTCACTCTTCGTTCTTCACTTAATTGGTGGAGGCGAGGGAGTCGAACCCTCGCTCATGAATTCAGCTGTTTGGCATTCTGCTTGCATGATGATATCAGAACCCTCACTGTCTTCCTTTCCGTCTCATCTCCACGTGCCCGTCTTTCCGGGCTGTCATCCTAAGGCCTTTTGTGCTGAACGCAATAAGCATCCGTTATGGCGAGTATCTTACTTCTTCTTTTTCGTCACCTCGTACCCTTTCTCTCTCAAGTAGGTTGCCACATACTCATCATCATTCACGTCTTTGAGTACATCGAAGAGGTAACCCTTCACATGCTTTGCCACTGACTCTGCAGATGCCAAGTCGATGTTCTTGGAGATGAACTCCACTTTTTGGGTTCTGCCTAAGGTGCAGAACAGATCTTCAATCTTGCTCATAATCTTTTAGTTTTGTTGGTTATTATTTATGTGCCCATGGGTTGGTATGACTGGATATTTGTTTTCCTCGACTTCCAACTCTTCAAGGGCGATATCTATCGTAGCACTGATAAAGTCCCCCTCTGGCTCTTCATGCTCGCAGTGCCATTTGATGTTTTTGAGGAGCTCGATGGCGTTTCGTTTACTCATACGTTATTCTTTTTTAAGTCGATAAATTTGCCTATCTCGCACCTTTTTAGTATCTTTGGCGCGGTGTTTAGTACTAAACACGGTGCAAAGATAAGCAAAATATTTCGACTATGCAAGAAAATAAGCAAGAAAAATCACCGATAAAGCAAAAAATCTTGCTTTATCTCGATAAAAAGGGTATAAGTGCCTATGATTTTTACAAGAAATCTGGTGTAACAAGAGGTGTGTTAGGGCAGAATAATGGCATAAGCGAAGATAATCTATCGAGATTTCTTGCTTACGCCTCCGATATTAATATTCTATGGCTGATGACTGGTAAGGGAGATATGATATGCAGTCCCCCTCTACCACAAGATATTAATAGCTACAAAGATAAGCAAAATATTTCGACTGACCAAATAAAAGTAGAAGAAAGTGAAGATGAAGTCAAAGATATGGCAATTCAATCTATCTCTAAGAATCCCGATAGCCATCAGACACCATCACAACCCACCGCATCATCCTCCATGCCTACCACCTCGGCAGGCATCCATAAGCTACCACAGGGCAGCCAAAAGGGCATACCCCTCATACCTGTCAGCGCAATGGCTGGAGCCTTCACCTCTGATATATCCGTCATGGAGTACGAGTGCGAGCGATATGTGGTGCCTTCCTTCGAGGGTGCCGACTTCCTCATACCCGTGAAGGGAGACTCCATGCAGCCTACATACCTATCAGGCGACCTCGTGGCTTGCCAAAAGATCTCGCTCACCGACATTTTCTTCCAATGGAACAAGACTTATGTGCTCGACACCGACCAAGGTGCCCTCATCAAGCGAGTGTGCCAAGGATCTGACACTGACCACATCCTCCTCGTATCCGACAATGACTGTTATCCACCCTTCGAGCTTTCATTGTCCCACCTCCATGCCATAGCCCTGGTGCGTGGCATCATCCGCCTCGAATAGTGAAAGGTTAGGTCGTGCCATCGAATACCCCTCCCATATATTGCCCCATGGCTCCCACATATCCCCCCATATCCCCCCATATCCCTCGAAGGACATTAGAACGTCATCCCAACATCGTCCTAATGCCCTTCGCTCGTTTTCCCATCCCCACCAAAACACATAGATTCTTCACCCCTCGTTCCTCATTCTTCCCTTCACTTGCTCGTCGTTCGTTCTCATCCCCTCCAATTCTTCACTCTTCGTTCCTCATTCTTCCCTTAAAAGTTCCCCCCTCCCCATACATCCGCCAAATAGCAGCCATCAAATCCCCCATATACTATATATAATAAGGTGTAACCGCACAAAACCTTTGCGCCGCAAGGGTAAGTTTTCGGCAGAAAAAGCAACAAAAAGGGTATTTTTCCCCTTTCAGGCTCTTGTATGCCGCAGACCCCACATTTGTCCCTCCACTTTTTCGAAAATGTCCCTCCACTTTGTCCCTCCACCTGTCCCTCCAGTTGCCAAAATCGACAATATATCGTCCATTTTACCACTCATTCGAAAGCCCCTCGAAAGTCATTCTAAGACCGTCCGAATATCATCCGAAAGCTATTCGTAAAACCACCAAGAATCACCCAAAATGTCACCAAGAATCATTCCGGAAATCAATAGGAACCATCCCAATAAGTCACCAAGAACCACACCCAATGAGTCATTATAAACCACTCCCAAAAGCCACCCCCAAAAAGCCTCCAGCATCCACCCACAAAACCACCATTCTGTTTACCTAAAATCACGCCATCAGCCGTACCAGAAGGCACGAAAAAAGGGAGCCACAAAGCTCCCTTGTCACTGCCAACTCTCGCAAGCCCTTAAAACCGCCCACGAAAGCCCCAAAAATCGCCTTCGAATACCTTCTAAGCCTCGCCCGAATCAGCGTCTCCACGCCCACCCGAAATGAGCGTAGCTTGCTTAATTACAGCACGTTTCGTCATCACCGTACCGTTTCCACCAAGCCCAGCGTGCAGCAGATAACCCTTACTTGCACCCACCTCCTCAGCAGTCAGCACGCTATACACGGCAGAGATAGAGGAAAAATAGAAGTCCTTCAGCCCCTGGTGCTTGCCCACCATGAGGTGTACATGTATCACTTTAGCCATAATCTATCCTTATTAACGTTATTACCAATTTGCTTGCAAATATACCAAATAATCGCTATATGGAATATTTTTGCATCTTAAATATTCCTAAACGCCCAAAATTCGCCATCATCACGCCCTCAAATCGCAGCCTACGAAAGGACACAATAAAAGCGGCTCGTAAGCCGCTCCACACCTCGTTCCCTCATAATTACCCATCATCCAACAAAGAAGCTCACAGAAGCCCTCATTTGCCCCTCAAATCGACTCCATCCCATCACCGAGAAATACCATCAAGAATCATCCCAATATACTATCAAGAATCGCCCCAATATCTTATTGTGGATCCCCCTGCATCTCACCATGAATCTCGCAACATCTCACCATGAACCTCCCAACATCTCACAGTGAACCTCCCATATATATCATCATCAATCGAGTACCATTTCACAATGAAGCATTAGCCACACCATCCTGTTGCTTTAATCATTTCCACCCATGTAAACCAGATGTAAAGCAAATGTAAACTTTCGCCTCTTCATCATCCTCTAAAATTAAAGCAAAATTAAAGCTATGTAAACGTTTCGTTTTGCACCCTATATTTTCCTCTATCTCTCTAACTCTCTATCATTCATCGACTTCTCCCATTTTTTTCGTCTTCTCTATTTTATACGCTTCGTTTTGTGCCCTATAATACTGCATCGAGCATACAACCCAATTGAGTTTGTTTTAAACGTTAGCAGGAAATACAAACTTATTATGACTTTAAGTTACCATATTATATATAGTAT